GTAGCACATTGGGCTCATAACCCAGAAATCCTAGTTCGACTCTAGGCCCCGCAACTATAGCCCCGTTGGTGAAATTGGTAGACACGCCAGACTTAGGATCTGGTGCCGCAAGGTATAAGAGTTCGAGTCTCTTATGGGGCACTAAAAAAAATAAACTATGAAAGAAGAAATTACAAATGGCTATTTACACGACTGGGTATTTCATTACAATCCGTTTGCAGATGTATGGAGTGCCATACCTAGAGACTTATACGTAAACTATTGGAATGGTTATGAGGGTAATAATATTCTTAGAGCTAAACATTTAAACGTTCTAATAGATCTTTTGCATAAATCAAAAGGTGACGTAGAAATGATACATGAAATAACAAGAAGCAGTGACCTTATCTAATATTTATATAGAAGTACCAACTTATCAAAATGGTCAATGGGATCTAACTACTTTCTATAGCAGAGAGGAGTTTAGAGACTTTGTTCTTTCTTTATTTAAAGAACCTGGTCAATATGATTTTGACGAAACTTCTTTAATATTTAATGCTGAAGCTAAAAAGTTTCAGCAACAAGGTTTCTATTGCCCAGCTCCTATAAAGACAAAAGACTTTATAAACTATTGGAATGAGCAAAAGAAAAGATGCAGAAGTGGTATAATAGTAAAAAGTGTCGTGAATAATGTCACGAAAACTTGGTATTTGTCGCGAGACTACTATATGTGGTTAAACTTCTTGCCTATTTATGACAAAGAAGAAAAGAGGTTTGACTTTGCTAAGGTAAGAGATGCTCAGTATCACATGGCTCTTTATGAACAGTTAGCTGAGCTACACTATAGACACTCTGCTATTTTAAAGAAACGTCAGATTGCTTCCTCTTATTTTCATGCAGCTAAGCTAATTAACATGTGGGTCTTTGAAGAAGGTGCTGTTCTTAAAATGGGAGCGAGTCTAAAAGATTATATATCTGAGAAAGGTACTTGGCGTATGCTTACAGAGTATCGTACATTTCTTAATGAACATACTGCTTGGTATAGACCAAGTGATCCTGATAAAGTATTTTCTTGGCAGCAGCGTATCAAAGTAAGAATAAATGGAAGAGATACTTATAAAGGAAATAGATCTATTCTTACAGGTACCTCTTTTGAAAAAGATCCAACAAATGGTGTAGGTGGTCCTTGTACTTATTTCTTTCATGAGGAAGGAGGGATTGCTCCAAAGATGGATCTTACTTATGAGTATATGAGACCTGCTATGCAGAGTGGTATGATTACAACAGGTATGTTTATAGCTGCTGGTTCAGTGGGTGATCTTGATGCTTGTGAACCACTTAAGCTTATGGTACTTCAACCAGAAGCTAATGATATTTATGCAGTACCATCTGATCTAATAGATAAAGAAGGAACTATAGGAAAGACAGGATTGTTTATTCCTGAACAGTGGTCAATGCCTCCTTTTATAGATCAATATGGTAATTCTAAAGTTGAAGAAGCTTTAGAAGCTATCAAAGAAGAAAGAATAAAATGGAAGCAAGATCTAACTCCTGAGCAATATCAGCTTAGGATATCTCAGAAACCAACTAACATAGAAGAAGCTTTTGCTACTAGAAAAGAATCTATATTTCCTCCACACCTAGTTTCTAAACAAATGCAAAGAATACAGGATAAAGATTATTCTGTTGAGTATCTGGATTTATATAGAAACTCTGAAGGAAAGATAGTAGACAAACCTTCAAGAAAAACTCCTATTATGGAGTTTCCTATATCTAAGAAAACAGAAGACAAAGAAGGAGTTGTTTGTATTTATGAAAGACCTGTTAAAGATCCTCAGTTTGGAATGTATTATGGCTCAGTAGATCCTGTAGGAGAAGGTAAGACTACTACTTCAGAATCACTATGTGCCATATATATTTACAAGAATCCTGTTGAAATAATTAAAGATGAGGGTAATGGTAAAGTAACAAATACCATAGAAAGAGATAGAATTGTAGCCTCATGGTGTGGACGTTTTGATGATCTTAACAAAACTCATGAAAGATTAGAGCTTTTAATAGAGTGGTATAACGCTTGGACTATTGTAGAGAACAACGTAGCTTTATTCATACAATACATGATTAGCCGTAAAAAGCAAAGATATCTTGTACCAAAAGACATGATTTTGTTCTTAAAAGATCTTGGAGCAAATAGAAACGTATTTCAGGAATACGGCTGGAAGAACGTAGGTACTCTTTTTAAAGGAAATATTCTTTCTTATGGTATAGAGTTCCTAAAAGAAGAGTTAGATCATGAGACAAAACCAGACGGAGAGATTATAAAAACAATATATGGCGTAGAAAGAATACCTGATATAATGCTTCTAAAAGAGATGCAGGCATATCAGGATGGTGTGAACGTTGACCGATTGGTAGCTTTTTGCTCTTTGGTAGCCTTTGCTAAAGTGCAGCAAGCTAATAGAGGATTGGCTAAACGTATAGAAGTTACAAAGGAAAACTTGGATAACTCCCAGAAATTTAGTAAATTAAATTGGGGACCTTTTAGACACATGGGGTCTTCAAAAGGGAGTTCTGCAGGTATGAGACCACCTAGAAACCCTTTTAAAAATATAAGATAATGGATAATGTTCCTTTACATGCACAGAAAGTAACTATTTTGTCTCGTTTAATTAAAGAAAGCTCCCTTACTTTAGAGGAAGCTTTGCTTCTTTTAAAAGAGGAAGAGCCAGAAGAAGGTCCTGTATATACTCCAAGTACAACCACTCCTTGGACAGTTACTAATCCATATATTTATCCTAATATTGGAACAATTACCGTTTCATCAGGATCATCAGGTATTCTTTCAACATATAATTCTCCAATAAGTAATCAGACTGGAACTGATCTAAATAATTAATAATCATGCAGATATATAATGCTCTTGACTTAAAGGCTGGAAAAAAGGCCGACTATAACAAAATGGGTACCCTTACCCAGCCTATTCAGTTTCTACCAGAGACTGAAAAGGATGAAGAATGGAGAGCATGGAACCTAGATTGGCTAGAGTTTCAGGGGATGAAACAGCTTAGACGTAATGCTCGCAGGCTTATGAAGAACTATAAGCTTGCCAAAGGTATTATTGACAAGTCAGACTATATTGTAGAAGAAGATAATGAGATGGCAGATCTGATAGATACTCTTACAAAGGAGGATATGTCAGCTCTTGAGCTTAAGTTTTACCCTATTATCCCAAATGTTGTAAATGTTTTATGTAATGAGTTTTCTAAAAGAAGCTCACGTATTATGTTTAGAGCAGTTGATGATATCTCCTATAATGAGATGCTAGAAGCTAAACGTCAGATGCTTGAAGATGTTTTAGTTCAGCAAGCAGAGGTAAAAATCATGACTCAGTTAGTCAACCAGGGTGTGTCTATGGATTCTGAAGAGGCTCAACAAGCTATGAATCCACAGAATCTTAAATCTTTACCTGAAATAGAAGACTTCTTTAAAAAGGATTATCGTTCTCTTATAGAAGAGTGGGCATCTCATCAGATGTCTGTAGACGAAGAAAGATTTAAAATGCAAGAATTAGAAGAGAGAGCATTCAGAGATATGCTCACTTCTGATCGTGAGTTTTGGCATTTTAGAATGAATGAAGATGATTACGAAGTAGAACTTTGGAACCCACTTCTTACATTCTATCATAAATCTCCAGATGTACGTTATATCTCTCAGGGTAACTGGGTAGGTAAGATGGATTTACTATCTGTATCAGACGTGATTGATAAGTATGGTTGGATGATGACTCAAGAGCAGTTAGAGGCTTTAGAAGCTATTTATCCGGTACGTTCAGCTGGGTATGCTGTACAAGGATATCAAAATGACGGTACTTACTATGACCCTACCAGATCTCATGAGTGGAATACGCAAATGCCTAGCTTAGCTTATCGCCAGTTTACATCTGTTTATGACGCCCAATTTGGCACAGGAGATATTGTAGAGTGGATACTGTCTGACTCAGAAGATACTATTGATTTTGGAAAGACTCATATGCTAAGAGTATCTACAATCTATTGGAAGTCTCAACGTAAAGTAGGTCACTTAACAAAGATTACTGAAGAAGGAGAAACTATTCAGGAAATTGTATCTGAAAAGTACAAAGTAACAGATAAGCCTCTTTATAACACAAGCCTTTATAAACAAAAGACCAAAGATACTTTAATCTTTGGCGAACATATTGACTGGATCTGGATTAACGAAACCTGGGGAGGTATTAAGATTGGACCTAATCGTCCTGCTTTCTGGGGTCAAAATAATCCTGGAGGTATTAATCCTATTTACCTTGGACTTAACGGTGGTAAACCAGGACGTATTCCATTCCAGTTTAAAGGAGATGCTACACTTTATGGTTGTAAGCTTCCAGTGGAAGGTTCTGTATTTGGTGATAGAAACACCCGCAGTATTTCATTGGTTGATCTTATGAAGCCATACCAGATAGGTTACAATATTGTGAATAACCAAATAGCTGACATTCTTGTGGATGAGCTAGGTACAGTTATTCTTTTTGACCAGAACACTTTACCTCGTCACTCTATGGGAGAAGACTGGGGTAAAAATAATCTGGCCAAAGCCTATGTGGCAATGAAGAACTTCCAGATGTTACCCCTGGATACTTCTATTACAAATACAGAGAATGCTCTAAACTTCCAGCATTATCAGGTTCTTAACCTTGAACAGACTAATCGTTTACTTTCTCGTATTAACCTAGCTACTTATTTTAAGACACAAGCTTTTGAAGTTATTGGTCTGAATCCTCAACGTATGGGACAACAGATTGGTCAACAAACTGCTACTGGTGTAGAGCAAGCTATGAATGCTTCATATGCTCAAACAGAACAATACTTTATTCAGCATAGTGATAATTTGATGCCAAGAGTTCACCAAATGAGAACTGATCTTGCCCAATATTACCATGCAAAGAAGCCTAGTGTAAGACTTAGCTATATTACATCTGCTGATGAGAAAGTAAACTTCCAAATAAACGGAACAGATCTTTTAATGAGAGATCTAAATATTTTCTGTACAACAAAGACTAACTCTCGTGCTATAATGGAGCAGCTTAAACAGCTTGCTCTAAATAATAATACAACTGGAGCTTCTATATATGATTTAGGAAACGTAATCAAGTCTGAGTCTATAGCTGAACTTACAGGTGTTCTTAAGTCTGCTGAAGAGAAAACTCTTGCTCAAAAACAAGCAGAGCAACAACAACAGCAGCAGCTACAACAAGAAATGTTAGCTAGTCAAGAACGTCAGAAGCAAATGGATATTCAGTTTAAAGCTGAGCAAGCTGAACTTGACCGTCAAGCTCAACTTACTGTAGCTCAAATAAGGTCTGCTGGATATGGAGCTTCATCAGATATAAACCAAAATCAGATGTCTGATTATCAAGATGCCATGGTAAATATTCAAAAACAGGATAACTACCAGGATACTATGAACTTTAAGCGTGAGCAAGAGGTAAATAGAAATAATCAGAATACACAAAAGGTTAATATTGAGAGAGAAAGACTTCAGGCTCAAAAAGAAATAGCTGACAAACAGCTACAAATAGCTCGTGAAAATAAGAATAAGTACGATTCTGGAAAGAAATCTAAATAATTATAGCTCTATTATCCATACTTCAGGTCCATACTGAGGGGTGGTTTTAAATTTTTAGAGTTTAAAGTTGTATATTATTATTGTAGAAGTACACCATAAAAAACCAATATAAGTTATGGAAAACCAAAAAGATGTGCAGACCTCTGTACAGCAAGTAGATCTAGATATAGATAGTTGGCTGGGGGCACCAGGTGCCGATAGTATAGTAACCGCAACCGGGGTTGATACTAAGAAACCAGAACAAAAAGCTAATATCTTTAGTAAAAAAGATGTTGATCTGAGTTTTATAGATGAACCTGATAAAACAGATGATTCTAGTTCAGATGACAAAAAAGACACAGATCCAGATCCTGATGAAAATAAGGATAAAGAAGGTAGTGTTTCTCGTGGAACATCAACAGATGTTTTTGACGAGTTAGATGAAGAAGATCAAGATGATCAGAAAAAGTCAAAGGGCGGACGTCCTAAAACTGAAAAGTCTGGTCTTGTTGAGTTTCTTAAAAAACGTATAGAATCAAAGGAAATGTTTGCCTTTGATGACTATGATGAAAGTAAACAATCTCTTGAAGATTACTTAGGTACTCTTGGAGAGAAAGATATAGAGGAGCTTTGGCAGGCTAACATAGATAACCTTAAAAATGAGGTAGCTGCTAAAACTCCACAAGAGTTCTTTGAGTCTTTACCTGAAGAGCTGCAATATGCAGCTAAGTATGTAGCAGATGGCGGACAAGATCTTAAAGGTCTTTTCCAAGCCTTAGCTCAAGTTGAACAGGTTAGATCTTTAAATCCTGCTGATGAAAATGATCAGGAAGGTATTGTAAAGTCTTATTTACAAGCTACAGGATTTGGTACAGATGAAGAGATCCAAGAAGAGTTAACTACTTGGAAAGATCTTGGAGTACTGGAAAAGAAAGCTAAGCAGTTCAAACCCAAGCTTGACCAAATGCAAGAAGAAATCGTGCAGAGTCAGCTTGCAGAGCAAGAATCTAGAAAACAACAGCAAGAACAAGCTGCCCAAGCTTATATGCAAAATGTGTTTGAAGCTCTTAGACCAGCAGAAATTAATGGTCTTAAGCTTGATAAAAAAACACAGGCTCAGTTGTATAGCGGTTTAGTTCAACCAAACTACCCTTCTATTAGTGGAAGACCAACTAACCAGTTAGGTCATCTTTTAGAGAAGTATCAGTTTGTTGAGCCTAACTACCCACTTATTGCTGAAGCTCTTTGGTTACTATCTAATCCTGAAGAATATCGTCAGAACCTTGTAAAACAAGGAAAGAACGCAGCTGTTGAACAAACAGTACGCCAGCTTAAGACTGAGCAGAGTCGTAAAAACGTCTCTACTTATCAGGAAGAGGATGAACAAAGACCAAGAAGAATATCTAGACCACAGAATATTTTTAAACGCTAATATTTTATTAACCCCTAAATCCGATGCCCTATGGCAACTCCTGTTTTGAACAATGGTATATTTCTACGAGATACCAGCTATCAGACTAGCTCACACGTAGATTCTTACCACCTTTCAAACCTTCTTAAGAGTGCGGAACCAACTGATCTTGGTCCCGTAGATCTATGGGCAATGGCTCAAAAGGTAGAAATGCCTTTGTACCAGATGTCCAGCTTTGGAGGAAAGAACATTATCTCTGTAGATAATGCACGTGGTGAGTACAAATGGCAGATCCCTGTAGCTCAGGATCTACCTTACATCATTGAAGATGTAGAATCCGCAAATGCCACTAAAGGTATTGACGGACAGAGCTTTAAAATTAAAGTTAACAAGCGTTCTTTTGGACATGGTGACATCATCACTTATGACAAATACAACGGTGTTGAAATGTACATCACTGCTGACGATATTATCCCAGCTGGTGACGGTTTCATCTACACTGTTCAGCTTGTGAACAATGACAATGCTAAGTATTTGGATAACAAGTACTTGAAAGTAGGAACTAAAGTATTCCGTAAGGGTTCTGCCCGTGGTGAATACGGTGAGAAGTTCTCTGATCTTGGTAACGTATCTGCTGGTTTCCGTGAATTCTACAACTATGTAGGAGGTGCTGAAGCTCACGTTCATTATTCTATCAGCTCTCGTGCTGACTTGATGATGAAAGGTGGCTTGAAAGCTGACGGAACAGTTCCTGTTATTGAGCTTTGGAGAAACTTTGACAAATCAGTAGATCCTGCAGTATCTTCTTTGGAAGGTATGGCTGCTAAAATGGGTAAAGATTATGTAAAGAAGGCTTACCAATCTGGTCAGCTTACTCGTACATTCTTGACTACTTTGGAAGCTGCTCACCTTACAAAAGTTGCTAACGACATTGAAACCTACTTAATGTGGGGTCAAGGTGGTAAGGTTAAGCAAGACGGTCCAGATGATATCCGTTTGTCAGTAGGTCTTTGGAAGCAGTTGGATAACTCTTACAAGCGTATCTACAACAAAGGTTCTTTCAATCTTGACTTGTTCAAGTCTGAAATCTTCAACTTCTTCAATGGTAAAGTTGAATTCCAAGGACCAGATCCTAAGCGTCAGCTTGTTGTACAAACTGGCTTAGGTGGTATGAAGCTTGTTAACGAAGCTATTAAGAAGGAAGCTATCAACAGCGGACTTGTTATTAATGCTTCTGAGATTGGAGCTAT